AATTTTTGCGACTACGTTTTTCGGCAGTAGATTTTCGTCCACGATCAATGTTGCGGCGTTCACACTCTCGGCGCGCAGCCCGTAGGTATTAATGTAAAATGCCTTTATTTTATATGTTCCCGTTCCGCCTACTTCCGCGCTGGTCTCACGCGTGGCCACAATCATTGCCGCTGTTTGCCATAGATTGCCCTTTCTCACCTCATAAGAGATGTTTTCGCTACCGATTTCATCCCAAAAAAGCAAACTTTTATTATTGCGATAAATTGTGTTAAAATTTTTCACGTCAGGTAGCGGCGCGACGTTCAAATTTGCAGAAACGGCTTCGCTTTTCACGCCGCTAGTATCTACCGCAAACACTTTTATCTCGCAGCTTAGTTTTTTTTTCGGTAGCGCATATCCCAGCGTCTGCGCTCTCGCCGCCAATATATTATTTTCATAAATTTCAAAATGGCTAAAGTCTATCGGCACGTCGGGATACTCCCAGCTAATGCTCCAAAAATCGCGTAGCTCGACGGCTCTTAAATTCTCTATTTTAGGCGGCGGAGCTAACTTGCCGAGCACTTTATACTCCATCTCTAGTTTATTGCCCGCGCTATCGCTCACCGCGATATTGTATGTCTCGCCGTCTACGACTTCAAACGAGAAGCTACTGTCGTAAATTTTAGCGCTAGCAAAATCCTTTTCGCTTTTTTTCTTATACGAAAAGATATAAAACAAGCTCTCGCCGCTCCACACCGCCCTTAGCATCGTGTGAATTACCCTGCTGCCATCCAAATAGATATAATCGCTTACGCGTAGATTTGAGAGCTTTAAAGACGGGATGTCGGGCACGACAATTTCGCCCGTATCGCTATAGATGGTTTCATTGTATTCGATCGCTGTTATCTGCCTCGTTAGCTCGCCGCCCGTGGCAATTTTTAGCACGCGGTATAATTTGCTTGTTTTGTTTATTTCGCCAAAAGCATAATTATCGTATTTTTTAAATGCCTTGCCGCTTAAATTTAGACTTATTTTGTTTTTATCTACGCCCAATACTTCAAATTCGCTTATCTCGTTGACGTCATTTCGCACTTGGATTACATATTTTTTGCCCGTCTCTGTTTCTACTTCGCGGTCAAGAATCAAAACATCGCTGCTATCCTCCGCTAATCTGCCCGAGAAGCCGTATTGAGGCGTATCGTGGCTTACCTTAATTATATCGCCATAGCGGCACACGAGGCTATCTTTATCGGCTTCGAATTCTATTGTTTCCGTGAGGTATTTATTACAATTTAGCTGAAATTGCCCGTAGGCTCTAGCCTGCTTTTCGTCGGTGCAGCCGGGCAGAGTTACACCCGTTTTATTAATTACTTGATGACTTTGCTGCGGAGAGTTTGAAACAGATATAACGCTTGGTTCGTAATCTTTGTCTTTGTCGTAATAGGTTATCTCTAAGAAATTTGCGCGATCTACAAGAGGCAAGAAATTCTGCTTAAATGTGCCGCTTAGGATGTTTCCCATCGTAAAAAGAAAACTCTGCGTAGGATTTAGAGCGGCTTTTTCCATTATTACGTCAAATTTTGAGCCCGCCTGAATGATTGACGCGCGCCCTAAAAGCGAAACGCTATCTAGTGCCTGCCTGACGCTTTGTTCGCTATCGAATACGATATTGCAGGTATAGCCTTTTTCTTTGCAAAATTTTCCCCATTCTTCGAAGCTCGACATTATCTTTTCTTTGTCCACCCCGCTATCTAGCAAAATTTGTTTGCAAATCTCGGCGGGATTGTCGGTATTAGCCGTTACGACCGCCGAAATTCTAGGAGCATTGCCGCTTAATTGGTCCGTTGCCAAAGCTCTGACGGCTAGAAGCGCGGTATGTGGATAGAGAAAATCGTCGCTAATACTTTCCTCTAAATACTCGAAAAAGCACGCGGAGCCGTAGCGGCTAGAGGTTTGGGGCTTCGCGTAATATCTCACCCTGACATAGTATTTCGACGGCGGGAGATTGTAAATTTCCGCCGTTCGCCTGATTGCGGAGGTGCTTGCGCCCTCTATTTCATTATACGGTTCGCTATACACGGGTTTTGCGTAATGATCCCAAACATATTTTTCTAGAGCTTGTCTAGCGCGAAACATCATGGGTTTTTTTGTATATGGATCGGTAAATGTCCACGTATGACGCTTTCCCTTTTTATGGGTTATGTAGTCGTTCATATTAAAATCTAGTTTATACGATACTTTTCTCTCGCCTAAAGTGGTCCAATCCGTGCCGTTAGGTGAATATTCTATTTGCAGACTTATTTTATACCCGCTTATTCCGCCTTGGTCGTTAGCGTAGAAAATTCCATTCGGCATCGCTAGGGTTATTTTTAATCCCGTTACTGCGTTTCCCTCAGTTTCGGACAGAGAGTAGCTCATATCGGGATTTAGCTTTTTGCCTACGTATTTATTGACGCGCGTATCATTGAATGCGTCAATTATCGCCTGATTGTCGTCGCCGTATCTTATTTCGTGTGTTACGCCCGCGAAATTCCCTATCGGCTCGCCATTGATCTTTACCTCTTTTACGTCCTCTATCTCTCCGTCGTTTAGGGCGTATAGCCCATTGAAATACTGCTTGTCGTCTTTTACGTCAATGTATGATCCAATCATCGGCGGAGTGATTTTATGCGTGCCGTAAATTTTAGGCACTACGGCTCCTTGCGTGACTTGATTTGTAGGCGTGTTCCAGCCGTAGGTATTGGAGCGCTCATACGTTTGGCTATCGAAGCCGCTAAGTTTGGAATTCGCCATAGGCATCACGGCATTTAAAAGTAGCCCGCCCGCGACCATTATCGTTCCTGCGATTATTGCGGAGCCCGTTGCCGCACTCGCCCCGATGGCGCTACCGAGCGCCGCACCGTATGCTGCGCCTGCGCCGTATGATACGACCGTGATAACGATCATTGCGACAATACCCAGTATTTGCTTTCCACCTCCGCCGCCGCCTTTAGGCACTACTGCAATATTTATCACGTCTCCCGCTTCTATCTCGAAAAAGCCCTCCATAATCTCGCTATTTTTAGAGATCACAAGGTCGTAAATTTCATTATCATATTTCAAATCTTTTAAAATTTCATCGATATTTTTATAATCGCATTTGGTTTCTATCGTGCGCGCTAGAGGGTTAAGCACATTGTGATAAGTAATGATTTTATTCGTAGTCATAATACCCCTCCACTAGCTTTTCATAATTCCTAAGCGGCTCTATAATAGCCCCGGTTTGCGTCGTCGTATGGAGGATATGGTTTTCGTCTATCATATACCCGAAGTGGGTTACGATTTTTGGATGCGCCGCGTCGTATCGCAAAGCCACGCAGACGCCGCTTTTTTTCTCTACACGGTGCCAGCGCTTTGAAATTTCATCAAGAAATTCCGCAAAAACCATCTTTGCCCGATCGTGAGGAGCTCTTGCCGGTGGGATGATCACGCCTCGCTCGATTTCGTAGCACTTTCGCACCAGCGCAAAACAATCCATCTGTGAAAATGGCGTGCCGATTAGATCACGTATCATTGTTTATATCCTCCCGCAATACCCAAGAATCCGCCAAAGCGCTCGGAATTTCCTTTGGCTCTGCAATCGGCCAGGGTCTTTTTGCAGCTGCCGTCCGAGCCCCTATATCCGCACTGCTCGCTTTTGAAGCCAAACATACAATAGTCCTTATACATCTTTCGGGGTGGGTAGCTCATACTAAAAAGGCTATTGGTGCCTAGCGTAAAGGTTACATAGGAGCTATCGCTTGAAAACTCCGTGAGCTCAAAATTTTCGCTAAAAATTTCCTCATCCAAATCGTTTGAATTTACGACGTAGACGATCGCCTTAATCGCCGAATTCCCCACCCCGTGAGTTTTAAGATAGTTATCATACGCTTGGATGTATTGCTGCATCGCGCGACTGGTGTTGTCGATTTGAAGCTGAAACGTAGGCGTCTCTCCTTTAGCCGCCGATAGCTCGCCGATGCTAAACGGAAACGCCACGTATTCATTGCCCTTAAATATGATATTTTCGCTATTGTTTATCACGCGCACCACTGGGGTGTCGGGGATAAAAATTTCAAGTGCGACAAGCAAAACTCCGCCGTTTGAAATGTCGTTTAAATCCTTAATAGTAGATAGTTTCATACTTCCGCCAAATCTATTTTAACGGCGCTATACCCGCCCTCGTTATCCGTGATTTGCAGCTCGTCCATCGTAAAAACGCATATTTTCTCCTCATCATACGGATATTTAAATTTAAACTTCTGCCCTTGATTTGCGTTAAAAAAATCCTGCAAAATTTTAAGCTCATCCTGATCTACGCTTGGGTAGTTGAGCGAATACGACGCTTTAGGGCGCGTCCATTTCTTGCGGCTAAAGGTATATCCGCTCTCGCTTTGGCTGCGATAGGTCGGGTTCCGTATAGTTCTAGTTGACCCAACGATTATCGGCGGCGTAGTAGGGTAGGTATTCATTTAAGCCCCTTTATATAATCCTCAACCCTTTTTGGGGTTTGGCGATAGAGCAGGCTTGCGCGTAGGTTTCTTGCCGCCTGAGCGTAGTCTCCAGCTTCGATACATTTCAGAGTATATTTAAAGCCAAGCAGCTTTGCGATGTCTAGCTGATACGCCATTTCGAGGATGGTATCCTGCACGCTCTGCGGCTTGCTAGCCAGCCACGGCAAACACTCCGGCACTCGCTTTCGCAGCCTAGCAACTTTCAAATTTAGGATTTTTTCCGCTACCTCTTTACTCATCGGCTCCACCTTGCCGCCGTTGAGCTTGAGTTCGTCAGGGCTAAGAGCGGCTACCAAAAAGCCGTATCCCACGGTGGGTTTGCCTACGCTGTCTTTGTATATTCGCGCGCTAAATCCCTCGTGAGCTTTGATATTTTCTAGCAGGCTCATATCCCCTCCTCGTTTGTGATCTCTATGAATTCTATGTGTTTGCCCGTGCAAATTTTAAAAAACGAGTTATAGGTTCTTATCGAGTTCGTAACTCCCGCGGCGTTGAAGCCGTCGCCTACGAGGACGCATCCTGCCGTATCTTGCGGGAAGTTGCCGGGGTGAATGAGAATGTAGCGCTCTTTCGGCACCAGCTCGCTGTATAGAAGTGGACACATCCGTTTTTGTCTTGAGCTATTGTGCCACTCCATTTTATAACGCCCTGCCGGAATCCGCCTATCCTTGCCACGCTCGGTAGTATCGCCGCCCGCTGGCTCAAGGGTAAAGCACTCAAAAAGCCTTTTTCCGTCGTCCGTGATCGTTAGTTTCCCAATCGTGCCGTCGTGAATGTTTTTAAATCTATTTATCTTGATCCTCATAATTTTCCCTTTCAAAATCCATATCTTTTAAATTTTTAATCTTCTTTGACAAGAAGCTGTTTATCTTTGCTCTGACCCAATCGGCGCCAAACCAAGCCACCGCTCCGCTAAGAGCTATGCAAGTTTTTGGGCTGCCCGGCATAAACTCGCTCAGCACCGCGT